GCATTAAAGCCAAATCAAACGCTTTTAAAATTTCAGCGTAAAACAAAGCACTATTTTCTATGATCAAACTTTTAACCGTTTCAGACCTCCTAGCATTAATAATTTCTAATTGACTTTTTGTAAGGTCCGGAGAAAGGTTTTTAAAATCGTAACGTTCTATGATTGATAAATTGCTCATTTTTTGCCCTCCATTAATTCACTTAAAATATTTCTGTTTAGTTCTTGCTTTCTTTCTAGGGTCATTTTTCCGTTGCTATTGCCGTTAAAGTTTTTTTCGTTTTTCGACCAAGTCAATAACCGCCTTTGAATATCAAACGTCTTTTGCATTTCAAACTTCATTTTTTTTCCGTTAGGGTTTTTCTCGGTCCAATACAAAAAAAATGATTCTCTTAATCCGATTGAATATTTTTCTATTGATAAAAGAATTTTTTTAAAATTCGCCTCTCTTTGTTCTATGGTTAGTTGTTCTTTGTTTACTTGTTTAGTTATACTATCATTGCTTTGGTAGGTGCTTTCACTTTGCTTTGATGCGTGCTTTATAAATGCTTTGTCTAGTGCTTTGTTAAGTGCTTTGTCATTTTTTGATAGGGCAATTATATTTGCTGAGTATTGATTTCTACTTTTTTCGATCAACTCAAAGAACCCCCATTTAACCAAATCATTGAAAACTTTAATGTAAGTATTGTATGATTTTATACCTATTGCCTCCATTACCATAGTGGTAGGAAAGCCAAATTTATACTTACCTCCTAGCCTATTTTGGTGTTCAGCTGCACAAAAGTAAACTGCTGCGTGGCTTGGGCTTATTAACTCTGGATTACTAAAAGCAAAGTCAAACCATTGGCGGCTTAATTCATAGCCCGTTAGTTTATCCTTAGCCATTTTGATCCTCCAATTCTTTCTTAGCCTTGTTGATTTCGGTTCTTACTGTCTTAGCGAACTTTATCGCTGTTGGAATATCTAAATGAATAACGTTTTTAATTCCAGTGTCTTCTAAAATTATTGAAATTACCCCGTCATCCTCAAAACATTGAATGTTACAAGTTGGGTCAGAATTACAAATAAACTTCAATTCTATATTTGCCATAATTATAACGGTTTTAAGCTACCGATAAACTATTAAATTAAAAAAGCCTTGTGTCGCTTTCGGAGGGTATTCCTACTAACGAACAAGGCTTTAAATAAACTTCTTTAATAACGTATACCCCCGTTATAAGATTCAAATATACAAATTAAAACAATTCCTTTTGCTTTACTGTTTCTCTAAATCGTTTTTCAGCTTCTTTACAATTCAAAACAGCTTGTTTAAAATAACTGTCTTTAAGTTCGATTCCGATAGCTTTACGACCCATTGAAACGGGGCTGAATACTTCTGAGCCAACTCCCATAAATGGAGTAAATACGACCTCGCCCGGATTAGAATATAATTCTACTATTCGATCAATTACGTCTAACTGTAATGGGTGAACGTGCTTTTCGTCGTCGTCCTCTCTTGAATCTTTGAAAGGTAAAACATTATCAATTCTAATGTCGTCCCAAACGCTTGAGGCGTAACGTTGCCAAATGTAATGATTCAACTTTGTAATTTTGTCGTCCTCGTTTATGTTGTTCAAATGTTCCCAAAGTTCAACCTCGTTTAGACTTGAATTATTAGCATTATTCCAAGCCCTTACAATGTTTGGTAAAATTGGTATTTCCCCTGCATAATGATTCATTCCGAACTCGTGAGTTACTGGTACTTCGTTTTCTCCTTTCTTGGTGAATACAAGTACATAATCAGGCATTGCAGTAAAACACTTTGTCGAATCTTCAACTATGAATTTGTGCATTAAAGACTGGACCATTGTTCTCATTCTAACCTTCAAAGGTTCTTTCCATATTGTAATTCTGTTTCGATATTCAAACCCATATTTTGTATGAAGTCTAATTATCTCGTTTGGAAAGTCCCAAAGTCGGCAAGTATTATCGAATACGTCTGTACAATGTACCGCTGTAATTCGACCAGGCTTTGTTATCCTTGATATTTCCTTAATCAAAAACTCGTATTGTTCTAAAAACTGTTCTTTGTTTTCACAGTTACTAAAGTCGTTTTCACTACTTGAATAATTGTATAACCCAGCGAAAGGCGGAGAATAAACTGAAAGGTCTATACTTTCGTCTTTTAGCTCTGGTGTTACTAGCATACAGTCTGAATTATAAAGGCTGTAATTTTCCTCGTGTACTTGTTGTTTTACTCTATTTTCCATTTTTATAAAAATTTAGGTTTAATAATTTCTTTGTTAAATTCTCTGACTTTGTTTTCAAAGCTACTGTTTACGTTTTTAGTGAGGTTTTCGTGTAGTTCAATAGCTTTCTTTGTTTTCTGTTGTAACGCTTCTAATACTCGTGTTTGACCGTCTGAAATAACCATATCAATAGTTACGTCTTTAGTTTGTCCGAACCTCCAAAACCTTCTTATTGCTTGGTAGTATTGCTCATATGACCAAGTAGGAAAAAATACAGAATGATTACAATGTTGCCAATTTAGACCCATTGAAGTCATTTTAGCCTTAGTAATTAGTCTTTTAATTTCCGAGTTAGCAAACGCTAAAAGTATTTCTTCTTTCCTTTCGATAGATTGACTTCCAATAATTTCAACCGCTTCTGAATCAGATTCTTTTAAAATCTTACTTTCATTATTAGTATTGCACCAATACACCGACGTTTTACCTTTAGCTAACTCGATAGCCTTTTCGCACCGTTGTAATTCCGTTTGCTTTTGTTCGTGCCTTACCTCTGTCATTGACTTGGCTATTGGGGTAAACATTTGAACCTGACCATTAACGTCAATCAATGATTGATTCTCAACAATATGTCTATTTACAACCAATTCAGGTAGGTTATATCTTTCATTTGAAAAACCAATATCAGAAGGCATTTTAACCATTATCGACCATTGATTAACCCAAGCAAAAAAGTCTTTTTCAGCGTGTGGTTTTAAATAGAATTTCTCGCCAATATTTCTATTAGTTGAATCTACCGAATTTTGGTTATTCTTAAAAAACTTTCCTAGCATATCCATATAACCCATATAACCCAAAGCCTCTGAACTTGTACCCAATTCTATAAAGTCATTCGGCGAAGGTGTTGCAGTACTCAAAAACCTGTAAGAGATCTTTTTAACGAACGCTGTTACTTGTCCTTTTATTTTCCCGTCAAAGTTCTTTAGTATCGAACTTTCGTCAAGTATTACCCCTTCAAAATCTTTTGAATCGAAATAATGTAACCGCTCATAATTGCAAATGATAATCTTTTTTGAGTGTGAACCGTCTTTTGAATATTCAACGCCTTCAATCCCTAGTTTTTCAGCTTCTTTAATAAACTGAAAAGCAACTGCCAAAGGTGTAAGTATTAAAACCTTTTTATTGGTATGCTCAACAATGTTTTTAGCTATTGACAATTGGATTAAAGTTTTGCCTAATCCAGTATCAGCAAATACAGCCATTCGACCCTTTTGTACTGCTTTCTCAATAATGTATTTCTGAAAGTCAAAAGCTATTTCAGGAAAGTAAGTAGGATCAAAACCCGAATTACCTATTGAATGTTTTTTTGCCTCCAAAAATCTCTGGTATTCATTCATAATTTAGTGTATAAAAAAACCCCTAACTAGCTTCAACGGTTGCAGCGTGTCCACTAGATAGAGGTAAATAAATAAATTCGTAAGATTACTGCAACTAATCATAATTCAAATGTAAACAAATTAATTAAATGCCACCCATAAAATAACACTAAGAAAGGTTGTGGCTACAATTACTGCTAGTGTCTTGTTAAATATTAATTCTACTTTCTCCAGGATTTCTGCGTCTGGTGCGCTATCTGAGTTTCTCATTTCAAACGTATTAAAGATTCATTCCTTCCAAATACTCCCTTTCGTTTCCTTCCGGTGTATTCAAGTTTATTATCCTGGACCAAGTTAGTAACTGATCTCCGAACGCTTGTAATCGGTACTGAATTGTAGAACAAAGCGTTCCAAACTTGACTCGCTCCAAACTCAACCATTGGATTATCTTGGAAGAACTCCAGAATTTTATCGTCTTGCTTCTTAGCTCGTTTTTTGAATATTGTTAATTGTTCTCCTTTTTCTTTTGTTGTGTTGTAGTACATTATCTCTGTTTTTGAATTGTTAATACTTCCAGCTTCTCAGCGTTTCTTTTTTCCTTGCTTAAAATCGTTTTAAAGGCTTCTAATCGCTTTCGGGTTTGATACCTTCTGTTTATTGTTTTGACGTCGAATTTCATAGTTAAACTAGTTCTTCGTTAATATCTGTTGTTGTTCTCGGTAGCTTTCCAGTAAACCAAGCCTTTGAAGGTGTTTTTCTAAAAGGCATTTTACATTCAGTACTTCCTTTCCTTTTTACTCGTGTTGATTGGATCATTCGAATACAATCTTGCATTTTTATAACTTCCTCTGAAATTCGTTTGTTTTCAAATTCGTTTAACTTGCTTCCGTCAGGTGCTACGCCTGCTAATTGATAAGCTAATAATTCTTTAATATACTTTTGTATTTCTTTCTCGTTCATTTCTCTGGGCTTAATATGTAAACTTGATTTTGATAAACTGTTTTCTTATTCCTACTCATTGAGGCTCTGACTGAATTATAATTAAGGCCGCCCCATTCACACGCTTCTTTCAAGGAGTTAAAAGTTCCTTCGTTGTTGCTGTGCTTGTTGAATATGTTATAACGTTTTTTGTTCATTTCTTTGGGTGTTTTTGTACATAAACCATGTGAGTAGTTATTTGCGTTACTGTGGCATATCCCTTGACCTTGCTAAACGGTTTTAACCGATCCGAATAAAGTTCAAACGTATCAAAGCTGCATTCAAAATCTTCGCCTTTATTTACGCAAATTAAGCAACCGTTTAAATTTGTTTTTGCTTGTTCTCCCCTTCCGATTGGGTGAGGCTTAAACTCTAGGTCTTTAAATGTTTTTAGTTTCATTTTCTATGGGTTTAGTAGCCCCCCGATATTGAAGGGGCTTTAATTTTATGAATGATAGGCTGCATCATATGCGTCCTTTTTCATTTGCTCGGTAGAATAAATATCATTCGCACCAAAAAACCAGCTTCTAAACGTTCCGGTTTCTTCAACGTTGCTGAAATTTTTTACCATTACTCTGTTTTCACCTAAGCAAGATTTTACTACTATTGATTTTGCTGTTCTTTTTACTACGGTTAAATCAATGTGACCTACTCCGCTTGTTCCTCTGTAAACTTGTCCTACTTTAAATTTTGTCTTGTTTTCCATATCTCTGTTTGTTTTGATAAGTCAAATGTAAACAAAAATAACAGTTAACAATAAAAAAAGTTAATTATTTTTTTTGCTCGAGCTTTTTAATCTCGGTTTTGTAGTGTTTGGTTAGGTCTTGAAGTTCTTGAACGGTGTACTTTTTCGGGGCGTGTTCCGATTCCAGCCATTCTACTTTCTTAATTCCTATTTTTAGGATTAAGTTTTTACGATATTCAATAGTATTCGAGTGTAAATAAGTGTTACAGTATTCACATTGTAAATGGCAATTGAGTTCTTCAAACCTTAATTCAGGGTGTGAACCAACGCTTTTATAATGTCCAGCGTTCTTTTTCTTTGGCTCTGGATTTTGGCAACTTATACAAGGTTGATCTTTATCTCTTAATCGAATGAATTTATTGAAAACCGTTTGAAGGTCTTTTTTATAGTCGGTTAAAGTTTTGGTTTTTTCGATCAATTCTTTCTTTCTGCTTCTCCACTCCCTAGCTTCTTTTTTATCCTTCAACTTTTTAGCCCATTCCCAAGAACATTGAATTGAACAAGCCGCTTGAAGTGGTCGCTTTTTTTCAAACGACACACCGCAGCACTTACATTTCCTCCATCCTTTCATTTTTCTAAATTATACCATTTTGTTAACGTCAACAAAAAGGTCTTAACCAATTTCCCTAAGTGGGTAAAATGGTTTTATTTCAATAACTTTCTTAGTTCTGCTTCTGCTAGTTCTACTCGCTGAATTAAAAAGTCTTTATCCTCTTGTGGTACTTCAAACTCAAAAGTGTTGACGCTATCTAGTTTAGCTTCTTCCGGTAAATAAGGTAAAGATTCTATTATTTCTTCTAAAAACTTTCCTTCTGTTGACATAAAATAATAGTCCGAAGGGTTTAAACCGTTACGCTCTAATAAGTCCCCATTGTTTATATCCTCAATAACTTCTATTAATTTGTCTTTTGTAGGCATAAAGCAAAGTAATTCGGCTTTATCAACTCCCGTTAAAATAGCATTAGAAACACATTGCCAATATTCAGAAGGAAAAGAACTTTTTAATAGTTCAATGTTTTTCTTACCTAAACAAATAGACAATTCAGCAAACTTTTTAGGGTAGTAACATTTAATTTCACCAACCTTAACGCCTTTTTGCTCTAAGTCTGGCGTTCCTGAATGCCTTTCTAGCGTCTTACTTGTAATTGTGTTTTTGTGCTGCATAGTATACTCTAATCCAACCATACCAAACAGAACGCACTCCATTAACCGCCCCCATTTTACGGGTACTGTATTAATTTCTACACTTAAAGACCTTCCTAACATTATAGAATAATACGTTTCTTCAACGTAGGTATAAAAAGCAGAACTAGGAAGTCCGCTTTTTAATGAAGCACAGAGCCTTGACATTTGGCTGCTCGTGAAATACCCGTTTCTTAGTTTTTTATCTAGTCCGCTCATTATAGTTTAATTAAATAGTTGTACACTTTTTTATAGCTCAGTTTTTCTTCTTCTAGAATAACCCTTTCTAGTCCTTCTCTTTGACTTTCTGCAACCTTTTCTTTTTTCTGTTTGTATAAATTTTCAATAACTTCTAACGTTATTGTGAATCCGCTTCTAATTCTAATCCCTTGAACCGAAGCACCTTTAAATTTTACTGATTGATCTACAAACAATTCAACCTTTACATTTTGCCAATCCTGGACAAAATTTGAGCCTACAATATTTGCTAACTGTTTAGAATTAGTGGCGTTCAGAACAAGCGGTTTAATATCCTCTATAAAGTGTGCAATATTTGCGCTTATGTTCTTACCAGCTACACGAACTCCAGAACCTTTTATTGCTGGGTCAATTACGTGCTGAGTAACTTCTCTAATTGTAAAAATTAACTTTACTCCTTGTTCTTGCAAGTCCTCTAAATCTGCACTACTTAAATGATCAGACTTGAATACTTTTCTGTAATGTGTTTTCTCTGCTTTGCTCATATCTCTATTTTTGAATGTTATTTTTAACGTGGTAACAAATGTCTATTAGTAATTTAACTCCCCAAAAAGGGTCTTTGTTTTCTTTCTGTTGAATTACTCGACCATTCCAAATAGCGTGAAGGTGTGCTACTTGTTTAGGGTTTAAATCTGGGTACATTTCTCTAATCTCTGAAATGTAAGCGAACCTTATAGGCATACCGCTTTTAGCTTGTAGAAGTTTTAACTTCCAGTCTTGTGCTGTTATCATAGTTTTGTATTTAGTCATTGTTTTTTAATTCTAGCTCTTCTCCGTATAAGGCAAAGTATAGGTTTTGAAGTTGGTGAACATAATTAATCCTTCTCCAAACACTCCAATTATCGTACACAAAATAAAACCCGTCTGACCAACCTTCAATATTAAGCGCTTCCATTATTTCTTCTGAATCCTCGTATAAATGTAGATTGAATCCAGTATCTTCATGGCCATAATAAAACCCGTACGTCAATGTTGGGTATTTTTTTGTGTCTAAATCCTTAAACTCAAAACCAAACTTAAATAACCATTCTTCTGTAAGTGGTATTGGTTTTAAATTATCGGTGTTAAAATATTTTGAGTAACTATTAGTACTTAATTTAACCGTGATATGGTTATATGGCTCTAATTTTAATCCACAAACGGATACTAATTTTTCATTACAATAAATGTAATTCCCTATCCTTATTTCTCTAGCTTCCATTATATTAGTTTAAAATCTATATAATTAAATTGTATTTTCTTCAACTGTCCTAGCAAATGAAAGACGCAAGTAAATGAAGCGTCATTGAATTGTACTATCTGACAAGTCATTGAACCGTCTAACGCTGTTAAAGTATTGTTCTTTCCTACCTCAAAAACATTATAACCCATTTGGGTAATTGATTTGACGTTTATAATTTGAACGCCTATCTCTTTTAGGTCTTGTTCTCGGATTGTTTTCTCTTGCGTTAATTGCATTTCTCTAGTTTTAAATTCCCGACAAATATAAAATAAACTTTTGATTTGTACAAATGTTTGTACAAAGTAATTAATTTGTATATTTGTCGAACAAAACAGAGAACAATGGAAACAGAACAAAGAGAATTTGAAGTAAAATTAACCCCAGCAAATGAGTCAATACTTGATAGGTGGGATAAAGATTGGCGCGATCTTCACGAATTACAAGGAAATAAAAATACTCTATTGCTGGATATTTCAGTAGAAGAAAATTTCGGAAGTGATTACGGTACTATTGACGAATACGGAAGGAGTGAAAGTATTAAAGTGTTGAATCATACAGCGTATTTTGACCAAGAAGGAAACGAACTAGAAAGCGACATTATTGATATATTAGATTTGCCTTGTGGTGTTATTGGCTAACGGTTAGTATATGAAGCGTTGAGGCACGAAATGATTTATATACCGTGTTATGCGTATTTTAAAATTATAAGATTATGAAAGAAGTATATGTTTTACATATCCATTATTGCCAAAATGGATTTTTTTCAGCAGATTTTGAAGGTGTTTATAAAACAGAAGAAAATGCTGAAAAAGCAGGAAGTAATTTTTTAAACGGTTATTACACAAATAAAGGAAGAACTTCCTTTGTTGAGCCTTTTTATATTGAAAACAACGAATTTACATATTCAATTATTAAAACATTAGTGATATGACACCAAAAGAAAAAGCGGAAGCACTTTACAATAAGTTTAACAGAATAGTTGATAGAAGCAATCCGTTAGAAGATATGGATAAAACTACGAAGCAGTTATGTGATTTATTTGTAACAGAAACATTAACAAGTTTTGTAATAAACTTAACAGATTACCAAACAGAATTTTGGATTGAAGTACAAAAAGAAATAGAAAGATTATGAAAACACCGGTACAAGAATTAATGGAGTATATGGAGCAAAACCAATATTTTATTGGTAATGATTTATTAGCTAAGTATAATGAACTTATTGAGAAAGAGAAACAACAGTTTATAAGTTGTTATATTAGAGCTATGACGAAAGATTATTTAAACCCTATGCCAAGAAAATATTATTATGAACCTGCTGAAGAATATTATTATACTTTTATTAACCCATTAGGCAGAAATAAGGAATCCTATAAATAGCCACTAAACGGTAATTAGTGGCAAAATATAGTTACGCACAACGTATTGTGTATAAATAGTAACGGTTAAATAAACAAAAACTTAAAAGATATGACAGACTTAGAAAAAATGAAAAACACATTTACTGAATTAGGTGTGGAATTTACAGAGAAGACAGCAAAAAAAGAATATAGCGAAGATGTAACAACAACCTCTTATGATGGCGAGGCTAAATGGGATGTTTGTTTAAACCTTGAAAATGGAATTGGATATTACAGTTTTGAATGTGATTTTTATTTTTTAGGTGGCAAGTACTTAACTCACGGATGTTGGGAGTAGTAGTTATTATTTATACACGTTGTTGTAAAATCGTTTTAATGTTTTATAACACCAAGCTAAGAAACGTAAAGCGAAGCGTATGTTTCCTTAGCGACTGTTAACGCACGTTTTAATGTGCGAAATTACTTTTGAATGTAAATTAACCCTCCTAAAATTGCAGCGACTGATCCAAAGGAAATACAACCAATTTTTAAAAGTTTATTGCCTCGTTTTAATCGGTTAATTGATTTATCTTTTGATTTGATTAGTTCTCGGTAGTAAACTTCTTTTTCTTGGTGGATTACTTCTTTTTCCTTGAACTTAAATAACGCCTCTTTTTGCGCCTTAATAGCTTCGTCTTGTTGTTCTATCCTTCGCGCTCGGTTAAGTAGCAGAGAAT